ATCATCTTCTGCGCGACGTAGCCGAGCCCAAACATCTTGGCTAGGATCGCCAGGAAACGCCGACACTATTTCTTGGAAGCCGCGCGAAACAGATCGTCAATCTGCTCCGGCGTCAATCCTACAGCTTCGCCGATGTCATTGAAAAGCGGCTCGTTGCGATACCACGTCGCCGCGTTGAATTTCAGCTCGGCTGCCATCTGCAAATTCGGATCGGGGATCGCGGAAATCGTATCAACGACCTCCTGATACTTCCCTGCTTCCAAAAGCGTTAGCTTCGCCTGTGTTCCTGTAATCGATGCAGGAACGGGTTCAACGTAGTTCGCTATGAAATCAGGGTCCAAGCGAGCAAAAGAAAAGACGCCTGTTTCTCGATCGCGAGACGCCGACGGAACCACTTCATCAGACAAAAGGAATTCTCGAACGCCTTCGTGCCCTTGCGCAGTATAGACGGCCGCAGTGATCCCGATGTCAAGATCATGACTGCCAAGGATGTTTCCATCCTGATCGGTAAAGACTCGTTTCATTTACGATACCGCGTTATAGCTGTTGCGATTGCCGATCGTGTTGGCTGCGGGCGACATCGAGATTGTACCGACGTTCGTTTGCATCTCGACATATGACCCATGATCCGTAAACACGTCATTTACCCCGTTTCCGCCGCCCGTCAAGGATTTGGTTTTGGCGAGGCCACGGGACAGCGCCGCGATGCCGTATCCCGTATTATTCGCGATCGTGATCCCTGTTGCACCTTCGCCCTGGAATTGGCTGTTGCCTGTCACGCCGAGACCGACGCCCGTGTTGCGCCTGGACTCAAACGTGCCGTTGACAACTTCAAGGAATGACGAGTCCAGAACGTCAACGCCTGTGCCGCCGTTCCTCGCCGAAATCAGCTTGTCAAGAACCTGAGCGCCGCTCTTGTTCGCGACAATAAAGCCGCCGACAACGTTATGAGTAAAGCCCAACCGATATCCATAAATGAAGCTGCCGAAATTAAGACGCAAGCCCGTGTTGCCGCAACGATGGAACCAACATTGACGGACGGCCGTTCCGCCCATACCCAATTCGCCCTGCCATTCGCCGATAAGCAATCCGTGCTGTCCGACTGTGCCATCTCCAATGAAAAGGATATTTTCGATCGAACGAATGACGCCTGCTCGCATGTAGATCCCGGCGCGAACCTGACCCGTCATGACGATACGAGTAGGAAATTTTGCACGGAGCGCAGTCTCAACAGGAGGCGCTGACGCGTTGTCAACATCTGCAAACGTCGGAAAGGCGCTGAGAAGCGGTTGCCCGACGATCGAAATGCGAATGCCGAAAGGATGTTGAAGGATGATATCCGGCGTAGACTCGTTGACGATATGATCGCCCGCGCCAAGCGAGATCGTCACGTCCACAGGAGTAGGGATGATCCGATGCGAGAGTGCATCAAGGCATGCTTGTAACGTCGGGTAATCGCCAGGAACAGTAATCGTGACGCTTTGCGTCTGACGATGAATGCCGACAACCGCCTGATAGATCTGCGCCATATCTGCGTCAGTCGGATTGATCCCCGCACCTAAGATCAGATTGCGGAGTTCCGTCTCAATCCGCCACCAGAGGCCGTTCATTAGACGGCGATCGGCGGGACCGCATTGCATGCCGTTTGAGATCTCGCTTAGGATCGGCAAACGCCGATCAGCGGCGTTAGTCGTGAACGGAGCGAAATCGGCCATTGTGTTTCCTAACTAACAAGTGTATGGTTTAACATCGACCGGGCACAGGAAATCGGAATTTGCATCGCAAAATCCGCCCCAGCCTTCGCCAAAACCGAACACTTGGACGTTGCCAAAATGATAACGCTGAGAGATGCCCAAAGCAACAGGCAAAACGCGTGGAACGAGCTGCAAAAACAGCTCTTCCTCGCTCGTGAGCGCCCGTCCAGGCGCTAGAACGACTTCGCCCGGGTTCGTTGTAATGATCCGCGCCGTCGGCCCCCAGATGTGTTGTAAGGCCGCCGTTAGATCATCATGCGTATAAAGGCCGAGCATCTGATATCGCCGCGCTTTGAGAAAGCCGCGGTACATATCATCATCCTGAATGCAAATCTCAGAGATACCAGAAACGCGGCAATCGAGCCAAGTGGAATTCTCGTCACAAAATCCCGCGAGGGAATAGTCAGGCGATCCGGGAACCCACACAGCCGCGTCAAACGCCTCGCCGAATGCAGACGAGAATGGACCGCCGACATACACGCCGCAGAATTCGTCAGCGAAACCAAACAAAGGCTGTTGGACGGTACAAACACAATGACAACGCGGCCATCCTAGACGCTGACCAATGAGTGTAAGCTGATGTCCTGTGGCCGTATCAATATCAAAGAATGACGGAAGATCGCAGATAGAGAGTAAGACATCGGCGATCTGTCCGAGATGAGTTCGAATGATGCCGAGTAGATTTGGGCTTTCACGATACTGCGTTAGAACGCGATCGATTTCGCCTTCAATCAAAACGTTCTTGTCGGGACACGTCACGGGATCGCCTCGACCACAGTAAGATCTTCACGCGTAAAGAACGCGATTGATCCAAAAGGGATCACCAAAGGCTCATCAACTGCGCCAATGACGTTGTTGTGCTCAATGAAGAATGAGACAACCTCGACATTCGGGAAAGGACCCTCGATCGGCGATCTGATGCGAAAAGCTGTCAGATCGTCGCCGTTTGAGATCGGCCGCGTTTCTGTCAACTCCGTGTAAAACGTGTCTCGTACCGCGACGAGAGAGGGCGCAGGGCATCCGTCAATATCGGGGTTCAGCTTGACATTGACCGTGATCTTGACCGGGACAAGGGCGGGACGAAGGACGAAGAATGAGCGGCAATACCCGTCGAGAACAGCGTCAACGTGAGCGTTGCCGTATGTCGCAATACCCGGAACGATATGCTGACTCATTGCATTTGCAATCGCCGCGTCGCTCCCACCCAGGACGGCAACACAGATCGTTCCGGCTGGAACCGGATTGTCTGCGGTCACGATCCCGGAGTCGTTGACAAACGCCCGAGCGTAGGTAACGCCCGGAATAGCTGCAATCGCTCTAACGAGATCGGCAAGATCGATGCGGGCGCGTCCCTGGTTCGTGATTGCGGAACGGAAGGCGAGATCGCTTTCCCCTTCCGCTCGTGTCAGCAGCCGCAGCCTTGCGCCGATATCCAGGCGCGTGCCTTCGGATTGCTCGATGTCATAAGATTGGTAGATATCTTCCGCCGTTTCCCAAAGCTGAGCGATAAGGTTCGCTGCAAGCCCATTCATCTGACCGAGCGGAGATTGCGCCGTTTGAATTACATCGGGACCGAATTGCGCGATGTTGGCAGCTTCGATCTCCGCCAGGATCACGGCCAACGGCTTGCGTTCAAATCCTGTGGAAACGACGCCGTAGCTCATACCCGAACCTCTTGATCATACGTCGTCAGGATTTCGACTTCTCGGATCTTGATTTGACGGAGCGGCTGCTCAAACCCGACAGAAAAGCTCGTGATCTCGGTAACGAAACGCGTATCAAGAATTTCGGCCTTGACAACAGCTTCCGCCAACGCGGGATCATATCGCCGCCCCAAGATTTGATCAAGCCACGGAACGCCTGCGGTTGTGTCAAGGAACCATTCGCCCTCAAAAGTCTTTAGGCGCTGCCGGACGTGTTGTCCTACCGCGGCTGCATCCCGAACGAGCACAAGGCTGTTGCCCGAGAAATGGAGATCGTTAGTAATCGCGTCGATTGAAAGCCCAACGGCACTCATTGCGGAACCTCCATCGCTCGCAGCTTCGCGGCGATCTCTGCATATTGCGCCTGGTGTTGCAACGCATGATCCGTCCCTGCCGATGAACCATAATTCACCTGCAAACCATCATCCGCGAGCAATTCCAACGCCGTTGCAATTAAACCGAAGAAGCTTCCTTGACTTCCGATCAGAGATATCAGAGGCGCCAAGAGCAAAATCTGCTCAACAGCCTCGACCGTGATGATTGTTCCGCTTTGCGTTTCAATCCCGGCAA